GGCAGGGTGCTCCCGGCGGCTTCATCGGACTGCAACCCCAGGCCGGTGGCGGACTGCAACCCGGTACTAAGGGCAGGAAGATTGAAGAATTCCCTGTGCCGGGTGGCGGTGGTGGTGGAATGCCTGGAGGAATGCCTGGTCCCGGCGGAGGAATGGGCGGCGGAATGCCTAGCGGAATGCCTGGTGGTGGAATGCCAAGTGGAGGGATGCCTGGTCTTGGCGGCGGAATGGGCGGCGGAATGGGCGGAGGAATGGGCGGTGGAATGCCTGGTGGAGGGATGCCTGGCGGAGGAATGCCGGGAGGCGGAATGCCGGGAGGCGGGATGCCCGGAATGGGCGGACAGCAACCAGGAATGCCTGGCGGTGGAGGAATGGGGATGCCTGGCGGACAGCAGCCGGGTGGCATGGGCGGTCCTGGTATGGGCGGTCCTGGTATGGGTGGAGGAATGGGGATGCCAGGTGGGATGCCCGGCGGAATGCAGATGGGCGGACAGCAGGCTGGCGGAATGCAGATGGGCGGACAGCAGGCTGGCGGAATGCAGACAATGGCGCAGGGTCCGGGGCAGCCCGGAGTAACTCCAGGTCAAGGGGGCTTACGCGGCCTCGCAGGTCAAGCCCCCGGTTTCCAAGGCGGGCCGGGCGCGGGAAAACCCGACAGTGGGGCATTGGCTCCCAGTGTCGCGGCCAGCGGTGCTAGTAGTGAGTCAGCGTCCCGAGAGGCTCGTGGTAAGGAAATTCAACAGTCAGCTGGACCAGCTGCCCAGCAACAGCAGCAGCAGGTAATGGACCAAGGCGGCCTTGTGCCGGGACGAGGGGTCCAGTGGGGTGGCCAGCAGGTGCAGCCGCAGGATGCCCTGAACAGTATGGTAACAGGCGGTCAGCCCAGCCAAGGCGGTCAAGGTGGCCAGCAGGGTGGCCAGCAAGGCGGTCAGCCCAGCCAAGGTGGTCAGGGTGGCCAGCAGGGTGGCCAAGGTGGTCAGGGTGATGCCCCTCCTGAAAGGGCGCTCACTGAATGGAACCCCTCTAAGCAGAATTGGCGACGGGATGTTGTTAAATCCCTTTCCCCAGAAAAGCGCAAGCAGATTCTTGACGGGTTTCTGGATAATCTGCAAGAGAGGATATCGCCAGCATTCGGTGGTGGATCTGGGGCTAGGGCCACCAATCGCAAAGCTAAGCATGATTTTTACCGTGAGGTTGCTAAATCTACTGGTTTGTCTTATGAGCAGGTTAAGCGGGCGCATCGCCTTGGTGGAGGTAGTTCCGAGGGTTTCCGTGGCAAGCTAAACGATGAGTTCCGTGTGGTGGATCAGGGGTTTGAGGATCGTGGGACTGGAAAGACCAATTTCAAGACCCTTGGTTTGCCTGATCAGCGTCCTGTGTGGGATAGGTTTAATCTTACCCCTTACCAGAAACGCGCTAAGGCCCGTGCTGATGCGATTAATCGAGAACAGGCGGGAAACAAGGTTACTGTCGACCGTCCTGCTGGCGCAGCCGCCGCAGGGGAACAACCCCTTGGGGGAGGGACTTTAACGGGTGGGGCACAGGCAGGTATGGATCAAGGTGTGTCCGCTGCTCCCTCGATTGGTCAGACTGATCTGGCTGGTCAGGCTGGTGTTGCAGGTACGCAGCAGCCCACTTTGGGTGGGCTGGCGGAAACCGCACAGGGGTTAGGTCAGACGCAGGGGGGAATGAAGGGCTGGGGTGAAGGTAACTATACTCAGATTGTAAGACCTAATGGCCAGAAGATGATGCTTGGCCCCGATGGAATAACGGTTTCCATGGATGCCTTTGGCCGAATGAGTAATGAAGAGAAGGGTTTAAAGCCTGGTGAAGTTCCAGGCTTCCACAGCGGTGCCGGAGTTACTCCATACGCTGGTCCTGGTGCGGAAGCTGGCTGGGCTCCAGCTGGGCAATTCGCGCAGCCAGGTGCAGGAACCCTGACAGGTGGGGCAGACGTTGCTCAACCAGCTGATCAAGGTGGAACAGTTCCGGCGGGGCAGGAGGGAATGCATGCCGACGGTTCATTCACAGATCGGTACGGTATAACGTATCCGGCAGGTCATATGGGTCTTACTGCTATGGGTGGACCTTCGGGTGGCGGCGATCAAGGTGGGATAGGTGGACAGGCCGGGCAGGCCGGTCAGGCGGGTCAGGCGGGTCAGGGAGTCTTTGCTGGCGGACCAGGCGGTGGCCAGGGTGGTGGATTAGATCAGTCTCCGGCTGGCAGCACACCAACGCTGATGGGTGAGATGCAGAACCAGGGTGGACCTGGCGGTCAAGGCGGGCAAGGTGGTCAGGGTGGTCAGGGTGCTGTTCAGCAGTTGCAGGATCTGATTGCCAATATCAATATCGATCAATCCCAAACCGGTCAGCAATATACTGGCCTGAGGAACATCCTCGGTGGTATGGCTGGTGGCACACCGGCACCAGGTGCTGGGGATGATGAAAGAGATCTTGAACAGAATATCCCTTATATTCCGATCGACAGTGAGATAGTGGGGCAAGTGTCTCCTGATCAGCAGTATTTGCGCAACGCCGCCCCACAAGGCGGCGTTAGCCCGCCACAAATTGGAGCTAGTGGAGTTATGGCAAGTTACGCGAGACAGATGGCACCACAGCTTGGCGGAGGCGGTGGTATGGGTATCGTTCAGCAGGGTGGTGGAATGCCGGGGATGCTCGGCCAGACCGGCGGTGGATTTGGTGGTATTGGTGGATTAGGGCTTGGTCAAGGTGGTGGAGACGGCAACTGGGGCGGTGGCGGGGGCGTGGGGGGAGCTGCTGGCATCATGCCCCAGTTACGTGGCTCCAATCGTCAGAGTGGTCCTTCCCAATCCTTTAATTTTGGACAGGGTCCGGGCAGTCCCTTTGGCTGGGGTGGTGTAAGCAACACGATATCCGAGCGATTGAACCAGGCACTGCTTAACCAGATTCTTCAGGGCGGTCAACAGAGTGGAAACCAGTGGTGGCAACCTGGTGGTAATCAGGGTGCTGAGCTTGGTCGTCGCGAGGATGGTGGTGGAGGGGGAGAGCGGCAGTTAACCATTCCCGAGGAGTTCCAGCGAGCCCAGGAAGAAGCCAAGCGGGCGAATGAGCGTCGTTACCAGGAGATTCTCGAGGGCTACACTGGCCTTGAGGAGCAGGCTGGAACTCGACTGGAGGATTTACTGGGCGGCTACAAGGATCTGGGTGGCCGGTTTGGTGGCCTGACAGCTGAGAATATCAGTCAGATTGGCCAGTTAACCGACCGCGAGAGGTCGCGACTGGGTGAGTCTGTCAGTGGCGCTCGCGGTGAACTGCGAGGCGAGGTTAGTGGTGAACGTGGCCGTCTGGAAGATTTATCCAGTCGTATCCGTGGCGAGGAGCAGGCTGGCTATGGTGGCCTGATTGGTCGCCTGCGGAGCCTGCTGGGTGGTCAAGAGGACCGTCTGTTGGGTCAGCTGGGGCAGCGTCGAGAGGACATCCTCGGCCAGTATGGTGATCTCGAGGGCCGCTACGGAGGTCGCCTGAAGAGCGGTCTTGAGATGCTCAGTGGCATGGGTGAAGAGACATCCAAGAAGATCCGTGGCCGGTTGGGTGAACGGGAGGCTCAGGAACGCGCTCGTGCCACTTCCTCCGCAATCAACCGTGGCTTCAATACCACGGTAAGCGAGAACATCCTTTCGGGTATTGGCAAGAAGTACGGTCGTGTGGAAGAGGAAGCACTTGGCGACTTGTCAGAGCAGATCCGACGAGAGCGGTATGGTGCCTTTGAGCGACTCAGTGGCGATGAGATGCAAGCCATTGAGCGTAAGCTGCAGGCTGGTGAACGACTCACTGGTGCTGAGGTGAATGCCTTAAGGGAGATGCAGGGCGCTCGACGCGGGATGGAATCCCAGCTGGGAGCACGTCAGCTTGCGGGTCTTGAGAACCTTAATCGACAGTCGTTTGGTGCTCAGGCTGGACTGGGTCAGCAGGGTCTGGCGGGTCAGCTTGGGTTGATGGGTCAGGGCGTGAGTGGATCGCTGGGTCTTGGCCAGCAGGGACTAGCTGGCCAAATGGGGCAGTTGGGTGCCAACCTGGCTGGTCAGCTGAACCTCGGTCAGTCTGCCCTGAATGCCCTTGAGCGTGGCGGTCAGGGTATCGGCGGTGTTGGTCAGGACATGCTGAACTTCATGGAACGTCGCACGGACTCTTATCCTGAGCTGCAGAATCTGTTGAGTCTCGCGCAGGGCGCTGGGGCTTCTGGTATGGGTTATGGCGGAGGCGGACCGATCTTCTTGGGTGCTGGCGGCGGCGGTCAAGGGGCTGGCATGGGTGGTGGTGGCCTGCCCGGTATGCCTGGTGGCGGTCAGGGTGCTCCAGTTGGCGGTAACATGAACATGAACGACTGGGAACAGTGGATTAATTCTTTCGGTCGTGGTGGATTCCCAGGCCAAGATCCCGAAGAAAGTCGTGGTGAACGATTTAGGGAGCAACGTGCCGAACAGTCCCGACAACGCAGGGAGGATGAAGCTGAAGCTCGTCGTCGCTCACGCCGCCGTCGTGAGCGTGAACGACGAGAGCCCTTGACCCCGCTGCCGGGTGAAGATGCACCAGGGTCAACTGGACCGGGGACTGGTGGATTCCCGTTCCCAGGTGCAGGCGGCGGTGGCCCTGTTGAGGGTGGTCAGTTCCCAGGCGGCGGTGGCCCTGTTGGGGGTGGTCAGTTCCCCGGTGGCGGTCAGGCAGGCGGGAGTCAACAGAGGCATTTAGGTGGCTTTGTGGATGAGCTTGTCAACCAACAGCGACTAATGGAGCAGGCGATGGCGGACAACCCAGGCGTTGCGCCTTTGGATGGGGGTCAAGGAGTCCGGGGAGGTGGAGGGGCATTCTTTGGTCCGCCGCCTGGATCGCCGACCGGCCCGCCGCAGGGAGGAGATTTACCTCGAGGCATGGAAGATCCCAGCTCATTGTTTCAATCGGATGATTTACCTTTAAACCTGCGAGATCCTGCTCGTGAAGGTGGTCGTGTTAGCCAATGGTTTGGGTCTGACTGGAACAAGAAAAGTTTGGCTGATGGTAGAACAACTCCAGCCCGTTTGGTGGCTGCCATGTTGGTTCAGGATTATGGGTGGGATCGGGATGCTGCTGAGGAGCATGCCAAAAACAACCTTTCTTACTACACGGATAACCTGCCAGAAGAACTTTTACAGTCCGGGCGCCAGGGACTTCCCCAGTACATGGGAAGGTAGTGGCAGTATCCCAGTGGATGAGGAATAAGGAGATGGTTTTCAATGCCGATTGTTGTTCAACATCAGCCTCCGTATAGCCGCTTAGGCCAGCTTGCTTACCGCACGGGGCAATTGCAGTACTCTGACCGCCGACGGCGGGAGGAAGAAGCTCGTCTGATGCAAGAGCGTCAGATGGCTCAGCAGCAGGCGATGCAGGACCAGCGTCTTGCTGTTGACGTATGGGGTCGCCAGTATGGTCAGATGGGCGCACTGCAGCGCATGGCGATTGGCAATCAACAGCAGCAGGAGCGTGATCAGCAGCAACAGCAGTTTGGTCTGGACCGCCTAGACGTTAGTCATCAGAATGCCCTGAAGATCGGTGAAATTCAAAACAATTTCACAACCGAACGCGACACCGAGATCGAGCAGCGAAGGATTGAGAGCGAGAAGCGAGCACTTGATTCAACACTCTCTTTGCGGGATGACGCTTATGCTCGCGAGCTAGAGAGGCTGACCTTCGCGGATGAACTGAATACCGGCCAGTACGAGCAGCAGTTACGCGCACGCACTACCGCTGACCGGCACCAGAAGCGTACATCCGGCATGAACTCCGCGTCGGCTCAGGAGTACCGTGATACCGTCAAGCAGGAGTCGGATATTGCGGCAGGTATGCGGTCGGGCAAGATCCAAGAGGAGCAGGGTAAGCAGCAGATACAGCAGATCAGGCAGGAGCGTATTGCTATTTCTACCCGTGCTGAGAGCTATCTCGGTGGCTCGGCACCTGGGGAAACTGTACCGTATCAGGCTTACCCTGGCTGGAATCGGACCCTTATGAATGATAACAGTGTTTCCTCTTCACCAGACCTGTCACCCTTCCAAAGGCTACCCGTAGAACAACAGATGGCTGCGTGGGAAAAAGCAGGGACGTATGTAGACACTCTTCCTGACGGATCGCGTAAGCACTACAAGCCAATTGGAACTGAAGCCGGCGAGTATGAAGTAACTGATCTTAAGTCCGAAGAGGTTCTGTCGCGTGAAAGACGGTCAGAAGCCGTACAGAATGCGAAGTCTATGATGGGTGCGATTCAGAGCCACCTGGACGGCATTAGCGAGGATCGTAGTGCCGTTTACGAGGAGTACGACGAGGGTCCAGTAAAGGAAGCAATGCTACGCAACTTAGGTGAACAGACAGTAATCTATAAACGTATGCATACGGAATATTTGCAGTCTATTCTGCAGGCTGAGGTTGGGCAGGCGGGTGGAGCAGAAGGTCCGCTACCCGGTGAACCGGCCCCACGGTTCACTGGGGTGATGGAAGGTATGCCGGTACCCGAGTTTGTCCCCGAGGGTGAAGGTGCTCCCGTTGGTCTTGTGGGTCGTGACGGTCAAATCGTGCCACCTGATGAAGCGTTTGCAGGTCCGGTTGCAGGCAGAATAGGTAGCGCGGTGGTTAACCCCAACGCCCCCCTTGGCACTGAGGAGAATCCCGTAATGGCACCCACAGCAATGGATGCTGTAAGGCACCCAGTCGGAACATGGTTCCAGACGCCTCGCGGAGTGGTGGACATGGTGACCATCGAGCATAAGCGTCGGGCAGGTTTGTCCGTCGCGGGGATTCAGGCAGGTGGTGACGCGGGGCGTCGGGCAGGTTCCGCAGCCGCTGGAGGCTTTTAAATGCCTGATCCGTGGGAAGAGATCTTTGGTATACCTGGGCAAGCCGTAGGAGCACCTGCACCTGCGGCACAGGGTATGAATCCAGTTGCTGCTCTACAGGGCGCTGGCCAATGGGGAGTCCCCGAGCCACCTCAGCAGCGTGAACCTGCCAGTGAGTGGGAGAGGATCTTTGGTACAGATATGGGCGTTCCTATGCGCCCCACCATGCGTGCTCACCAAGCTGCAACTCAGTTTGCGAGGGATGAGCTGGATGACGTTACATGGAACCTGCGCAGCCGTGATCCTGACTCGGTGATTATGGAGTATGACACCGGAGAGTACTCAGCCTATAACATACCCGGTGTAGGTTATGGGAGGGTGAAGGGATTTGAGGTTACCCGCAGTGGCGAATTTGGTACGGGGGAAGAATTCCTAGCGGAGGCCAGAAACCGTGCCAAGGCTGAGATCCTCGCGAATGACCCCAGCGCCAAACTGGATGAAGGTTTTGATCGGGCGTTTGATGATCGTTACCGGAATGTAGTACTGGCCAACAAATTTCTCAATGCTGGGGAATGGGGCGAGGGAAGCTCGCAGGTTTACTTGAACCTCGTTGGCACGATGACACCCCAGCAGCGGAAGGGCTTCATCCACGAGGTTTACAAAGAGCAGAAGTCACGCCAACCCCTGAAGCGGAGCAAGCTGGGGCGTGTCACCCAGCGAGCTGCACGCGGTTTGAGATCTCTTCCCGAGGCGTTCAACTACATCAAGGATTCATGGGGTCCATGGAGTGATGCGGAGCGATCTGAGTTCCGTCGTGACGTGATACAACTGGAGGAGATCCGTCGCGGCTTTGATCCGGCGACCAGTGACAACATGTTCATGCAAGGTCTGCTTGGTGCTGCTGAGATGGCAGGTCCGATGCTGACAGGTGGCATGGTCGCTGGGAAGGCAGGCAAGGCTGCAGCAGCTTTAGGAGCTGGCACAAAGGGGGTTGCGTTTGCAGCTGCGACTGGTGGTACTACGTTCTGGACTGGCCTAGAGGGCTCCCATATCCATCGCGCGATGATCGATGAGGGTGTGAGTAAGTCCAGTGCGGACATGTGGGCCTTGGTTGGTGGCGCAGCAATCGGATCTCTTGAGTACCTTCAGTACAAGCTCCTGTTACCAGGCAGCATGCGAGGCAAGCTCGGCGAGGGAATTGCTCGCAGTATTCCCCACTCTGCTATCCGCGCCGGGGCTCGGTACGAGGGTGAGATCACGGTAGAGATGTTACAGAGTGTTACCGGCACTGTTGCCGAGCAGGTCGCTCAGAGGTTGGAGGGAATTAACACTTTTGATTCCAAGAGGGAGCTAGAGGAGTTCAAGGACGAGTTTAGGGAAGTGGCTTTGGCCATGATATTCATGACTGGCCCTGCGAGTGTTATTGAGGGTGTGCAGGACCACATGTCCCGCAAGACGATTGCCCAGATAGAACTCTACGCCGAGGAGATGAGGGCTGCTGAAGAGAAGCGCGTGCAGGACTTTGCAGAAGCCAACCAGGATGCACGCGATAGGGAAGACGAGAAAGAGGAGCAGTTCCTGCTGGATCGGGCTTTGGCTGAGCAAGAGAGGGGCATTGCTGAGCGGGAAGCCCGAGCGAAGGATGCTGCCAAGGAGCCTAGTCGTCAGGAGTACCGTGACACCATCCAACGTGCCGCTGACTGGGAGGCGATGGATGTCTTCACCCAGCGTGAAGATGAAACAGAAGGGGATCTACAGAAGCGGGTTGTCAGTGATATTCTCTTTGAGACGGCGGTGGATGCTGACCTGGAGGGTCAGCTGAACGAGTTCATAAAAAACCCCAGCCGCAGTAAAGCATCGGCTGTCATCCTTCCTGACGGCACACGCTTGGGGAGTAAGCTTGGCGGACTGGGATCGAGAGAAGCCTTTGTAAGAGAGATCCAGCGTCAGCAGGGTCGTGCGGAAGTTGACCGTGGCCCCAGCGAGCTGAACATTGGCGATGTAGTGGATATTGGTGAAGACGATGCAGCCGGTCGCCCCGAAGCGACCGGCACGGTGATCGCCCAGCGCCCTGGTGGAAACTATGACGTGGAGCTGCCGAGTGGTGAGCAGTTAACGGTCAACGCTCAGCAGGATGTGACGTTTGTCCATCCGAGTCGAGAGCAGGAGGTAGCTCCCCCCCAACCTGTGCCGCAAGCAGAACCTTCCCCGGTCCCCACACTTGAGGAGATGAGCCGGACAGAGCTGCTGGACTACGCGGTCGATCGTGCCGGTATGGACTCCCAGTATGTCGCCCGCCGTCTTGGTTTCCTGAGTGAGCCCGCTATCCGCAGGAAGATCAGTGAGGTCATGGAGGCTCCTGTAGCCCCTCCCCGCGTTGAGGGTGAGGGAGTACCTGATATAGGCCGAGAGCCCCCACAGGAGCCTACAGAGGCTCCTGTGGCCCCTGAGCCTGAAGTACAGCCGCCTGCACCTCCTGTCACACTTGAACAGGTGGACAGGATGACGGGTAAGAATTTGCATAACCTGATCACAGAGCTTGGCATCAAGGGTGTTAAGGGTAAGAAGAAAGCTGTACTGAGGAAGGCTATTATCGATCACCTTGGTCTTAAGGCTGTGGCTGAAGCTGCTGAGCCAGTTGCACCAGTGGTGGAAGCGGCACGAGAAGAGGAGAAGGAAGAACCCCGAATTTTCTATCGGGGTACCACGCCAGGTGATGCTCGTAGGATTGATGAGCCATTTGAATCCGCCAAGGGGCTGACTTTCGCCGCAAGGAGGCGAGGGTCTGCGAGGATGTATGGACCTTCTATTGAGAGGATTGAAGCCAAACCGGATGCAAAGATACTGTACCAGGAGGATCCTGGCTTCTGGAAACTGATTGGTAGGAGGCGACCCCCATCGAGCAATATACTTGCGGCAATAAGGAAGGGTGAGACTGCGGTCGATGTGGTTAATCTAGCTATCGATAAGGCCAAGGCTGCTGGATATGACATCATCTCATTTTCTTCTGATAGCGATATTGGAACAGTAATCCTGAATGAGGATTCCGTTGTCCGTTCTCCTGCAGACACCGCTGAAGTCACCAAGCCACCGCCCGTAGAGGCGGTGGCAGAGGAAGCTCCTACTGCTGATGAGATATTTGATCGCAACTGGTCTGTTGAGCGGTTGGCGGATGAATATGAAATTACAAAGGAAGAAACAACGGAGCAGGGTGCTGTGGGCGTGGGTCACATGTCAGCAGAAGACCGCTTAAATAATGCTCGACAGTTCTTCCGTAATGGCTACGAGATGGGTCTTGCTGGAGAAACCGTTTCCTCTGCAGATCTTCCCCGTCCGAGAGCTGAGCGGGATGCCTTCAATGAGGGCTTGGCTCGAGGTCGTGAGGCTGCTGCTGAAGTCACCAAGCCACCGCCCGTAGAGGCGGTGGCAGAGGCAGAGGAAGCACCCGCTCCCCCCGCTGCAGCGGAGATCATTGGTGAGGCTGAGGAGAAGCCTACCGAGAAGCCCGACAAGCCGGACGTTGCGATGGAGGCTATGCCTGACCAAGAGCAGGCGGAGAAGGATCTCGAGCGGCGTGAGACACGCAGGAAGTACCGCCGCACGGATGAGGAGGCGGTTAAGAATGCCAAGAAACTGGCTAAAGAGTGGGTGGATGAAGGTGGTCTTGAGAAAGAGATGCGAGACGAGCTGGATGTTCTCGAGGATGATAACCCTGGTATAGAAGATGCCATGGAGGGTGCCATCTTTGATAAGGAGAATAACCGCCTTATCAGCCTCGATGGCCTGACTGGTGTCGTCTGGGAGAACGACGGTAATGTACGAGGCAGCTTCCATGTGGAGCACTACGGGTTCAACGAGAAGTCCGCCACTGGCCAGAGCACCATGGACCTCTTCATGCGGCGTGCTGCACAGATGTCAGAGGCTGACTACGAGAAGGATATCCGCGCAGGTCGCAGGGATGAACTACCCTCCCACCGAACGATACTGGAAGCACTGATCGCCACTGGTAAGGGTGACCAGGTCACAGATGTTGCAGCTGAAGGACACAAGGATCTCAAACGCCCACCGACGCAGGCCAGTGTCTTGCCAGTCGTCATGTTTGATCTGGGGCCAGTGACCGGAGCCATCAAACGAGGATTGGACTGGGCCAAGGAAACCGTTAAAGCATTTTGGAAAAAGTACCTTTCATCTGCTGGTCTGATCGGGAAGATGGGGAAGGCAGCTTATGACCGCATGATTGCGACGGTCGCTGCGGATCTTAACGAGGCAAGAAATCGCTACGAAGATTTCCTGCGGGCGGTACGGGAGGCTAACGATGGAACACCACTCCACAAGCTCTCGCCCGCCAAGAAACTGGAGCTATTTGAAGCCCTCTCCGACCCTGTGCTGCGTACAACACTTGACGCGGATGTTGCTGCAGCGGTGGAAGCTATCCGCGAACATATCGCGATCATGAGTCAGCGTCTTATTGACGCTGACATTCTCACCGAGGAGATGGAACTGGTCTTTGATGAGAACATGCAAGCTTACCTGCACCGCAGCTATCAAGGGGCGGATGATCCCAATTGGGCCAAGAAGGTACGCAAGCAACCGAAGGTGATAGCCAGAGCCAAGGTGGTTATACAGGACCGTCATCGCCGTCGTCGTCGCAAGAAGGTTACCAAGAAGATCAAGGATGACATCAAGCGGCGTGCTCGCGATGGTGAGGGGTCCAAGCTCACGACCCTTGAAGAGTCACAGGTAGATCAGGAGCTGGTGGATGCAGTTGCAGAGCAGCAGAAGTGGAAGCCGACCAAGGCTGAGCGTGATGCTGCGATTGAAAAGGAGGTCGCTGAGAACGAGGAGATTAAAGAGGCTGTCGCAAAAGGCAAGATCAAGACGGAGGCAGGCAAGCGTCGTCGTGCCGCCAAGATTGTTGATAACCAGATCAAGCAGCACCGTAAGGCCCGCGTACGAGACACCCTGTCTCAGGGTCTGGATAGTGTGATGGTGGATCAGATTGTTGAGGAGAACACAACTGACCTCACAGACAAGGAGCTTGAAACGGAAGTGGAGGTTCTCATTCGGCGCATTGAGAAAATTGGTGAGGGTGAGAGGGGTGATGCTACCGTGCGTGCCAACCATGGCATCCTCAAGCATCGCAAGGATATCGATGAGGCTATCCGGTCGCTTTACGGTGAGTACAAGGATGTCGGAACAGCCTACGTCAAGAGCATCAACAAGATGTCTAACATGCTGGCCAAGCATGAGTTCCTCAGCGCCCTGCGAGTTGCCTTGCCGGATGACATGCTTAGTGAGACAAAGACTCCTGAGACACCCGAGCAACTGAAGGGCGAAGAGTGGGGCGATATTAATGGTTGGTGGGTATCACGGTCATTCCTGGCAGCTGAGAAGGATCTATTTGGTAAGGGTGGAGAGTTACCAACTTGGGCGAAGATCTGGTTCAACGGTGTCGGCCATGCCAAGGCTGCCAAGACGGTCATGTCCATGGTAACGACTATCCGTAACTTTGTGTCCAACGTGAGCTTTGCAGTTATCAATGGTCATACGGGCCACAAGAACTGGCGGCAGGCAATGAAGTATGGCTGGTTGCATATGCAGCCGGACCTTGCATCAGGCAAGTTTGATCGGACTGGTCCCACACATGAAATGGCCAGAGAGTTTGTCAATAAGATGGTCAAGCTCGGGGTACTCGGTCAGAGTCAGGCACGCGAGATGACGAGCCTTATTAAGGAAGCGTGGGATGCAGAGTTTGATGCGTATGTGTTTGGTCGCGAGGAGCAGGCAGAGGAGCTTGCCGGGAAGGTGTTGCGAAAGTTGCGTCAGCGGGGCGGGAAGGTCTACAAGGGACTGGGTACGATCTACCAGGCGATGGATGAGATCCCCAAGATGGTTGGCTTCATCTCCAATCGTGAGATGCTCAAGGAAGCTTTCCCTGACTGGACAGATGCCCAACTGGATGAGGAAGCTGCTCGCCGAGTGAGTAACCAGTACCCGACCTGGAACAAGATACCGCTGGGCATCCGCAAGTTAAGAGTGTGGCCCTTCCAGGGTACGTTTGTGTCGTTCGCCAGCGAGTTGATCCGTACCACGACAATGACGATGAAGCAAGCTAAAGAGGACATGAATAGCGGTAATGCTCGGCTCAAACGACATGGTCAGTTGGTTGGTGTGCGGATGCTTGGTATGTCATTTGGCCTGAAGGCTGCGATTAATTCCTTGGTCGCGCTTGGTGGTTTTGATGACGACGACCGAGACGCACTCGACCGGCATGTGGCACCATGGTCGCGGCATAGCACCAAGTTTATGTGGAGGAATAGTGAGGGTGGCATTGAGCACTTTGACATCTCCTTCATGTTCCCCCACTTGGCACTGCTGGACGCCTTCAATGCGTTTGATGATGAGGATGTCCCGCTGTTCAGGCGAGCGTGGGATGCGATGGGTGAGCTGGGCGGGGATGCAATTCTAGGTGAGGACATGGTGGTTCAGAAGGCCAGAGAGGCTTTCACCAACAGCAAGCGAGAGGGTGGCACCATCTGGTACAAGAGTGATACATTTGCCGAGAAGGCGCGGAAGTTCTCTAACCATCTTTTGGATCCATGGAAGCCAGGTACTTACACTTCTGGCAGACGTATCTACCGAGGGTGGCGTGGCTACACAGAGCAATCTGGTCGCTCCTACAGTGCGCCCTACGAGATGCTTGCCATGTTCACTGGGGCGAGGCATAGTACGGTCGACCTCAAGCAGAGCATGCGGTTCAAGGCAGTCAGGTTTAAGGCTAACCTCCGTGACGCCAAGGCTCGCATATCACGCGAGGCGTACTCCCAGCGGACGGGGAGTGACGTAGCCATGAAGAGCAAACTGGCCCAGTCAGATGCAGCGATTAAGGGTTATTACCATGACATGTATCTGGACGTTCAGGCAGCAATGAAATTGGGGATGAACCGAAGGCAGGTATCTGGGATACTGAGGGATAATGGCTTCAGCGAGAAGGACGTTAAGCTGATCATGAGGGATCGCCACGCCGTGCAGACTTGGTCGGATGAGCAGCTCAGGAAGATCGGCAAGACCACAGGCGGGCGTAACAAGAGAGTATCCCTCAGAGGTAGGAGGCGGGACAGTCGTTAATTCCTGATAACCGGGGTTCAGGGATGGTGAAGAGGCTCATATTTGCGATTGCGCTACTGCTGGCACCCACCATGGTGCCAGCAGAGCCTGTCCCGCCAAGGGAAAGCCACCGTGCTGGTCATCAGAATTGGGACTGGTCACCGGAGGCTGAGCACCAGCAGGCTGCAGTCAGGATCATAGCCGGCGGAGGCTCGGGAAGCGGCACAGCCGTGTGGTGCGACGGAACCAAGGCGATAGTCGTTACCGCCAATCATGTTGTCGATTCAATTGACCGGTGCATGGTGTCCTGGCGTGACACCAGTACTAACATGGGAAAGGTCATTGGTCGCGACCCAGTCCATGACATTGCAGTCATCGAGGTACCGGTAAGTAACCAGAAAGTGGTTGTTCCGGTGGGAATTTACTCTCCAGGGGTAGGGTACAAGGTGGAAATTATGGGTTTTGGTGGTGCGAGGAGAGTGCTCAGGCGCTTTTATGGGAAGGTTATCAGCACCGAGGGGAGCAGTATGGAGATGGAGGCTAACCTGCTACCGGGTGACTCTGGTGGGGGCATAGTTTATGGCGGTCGGCTGGTGGGCGTGATCTATGGAGGCCCGTATATTTCCGATCAGTTCCTCGATGCGACAGGTCGCCGCTGGCCGCTGATCTATCCAGCTACAGGTAGTTCACTGGTCCATATCAGGAATCTACTGGCAGATGTTGCCCCGTTTGCACTACCGAAAAAGAGTGTTCTGGGATCTCTCTTGCTTGTCTCGGGGGTGGTCGCAATGATGGCAATAATCCTGGCGACAGTAGCTACCAGGTTACTTTCTCCGCTGGATGATTTGGACCTCTTCACAGGAGTACAGGACAATGTTGAGTAATCTCAAGGCAACGCTGGCTGATATTTTCAGCAGCGCAAAGAGTAAACGTGTGCTGCTGGCAACAGTTGGTGCATTGATAGCGGCGATAGGGCATGAGTACCTTGGTCTGGCGGAAGGCTCATCGGAAAAGATAACCGCCTTCATCGTGGCACTCATTATCGGAGATAGTCTCCGTCCAGTCTCGAGGGTCGACAACGATGCCTAGAAACAGAAACCGACAACGCGACGAGCCAGTTGAGATCGACCGTCGCACCGATAAGGATGATCGTCGTGAGGATAAGGATGATCGTCGTGAGGATAAACACGACTACAAGTTAGACAAGATTGACTCAAAGAGTCAGAAAGCAATTTCAACCGCACTTAAACGCGACTCCCTCTCTCGACTCATAAAATGGTTCCTGATAGCCATAGGAGTCTTCTATGCCCTCTTCAAATTCGGGGGATTCAACTTGGGAGGAATTCTCGACAAGGTAAAAGGAATAATGCCATGAGACTGCGATACATACTTCCTGGTGAGAGAACTCGTGTGATGCTACGTGGCCCTGCTACTGAAGACCTGCTGGAGATTGGCAATAGTGTCAGTGCCAGGGGCATGAAGCTCGTTGGTATCGTTGGCTACTTCAAACATCTCCTTTTCTGGTGGAGGAAGAAGCATGACAGATCGGTGGATTGATCTATTGAATTCAGTTGGACTACCAACTTTCTTTGTGCTAGCGCTCCTGATACTAATCTGGCGCAGTCTCAATGCGATTGCGCCCTTCCTGCAGGAGGCGTATCGCAAGCACATTGAACTGGTGGAGGAACTGAGGATGAGTGTGGCACGGCAGACGGATCTGCTGGCCACCATCCATGAAGAGAGCAGGCGATCTAACCAAGCATTGCGTCATGCAGCAGATGCACTCGAGGAAATAGCAACTCCTTCCCGCAGGGGACCGGTTGCCAAGGCGACCGGAAAGATGCGCGACGAGCTGGATCAGTCCTAATCACGGATGTCTGCTTGACTATCAAAGAGCGAGTTGCAGCTGCTATCGCAGCGCATACCGGTATTCTTGACGAGCGACATATGAATGTAGCCCTGGCCCGACTGCCGGAGCTATCGGACCTGTCGGTCGAGCAGATAACACACGCCAGGCGGAAGCGGACGAGCACCGAGAGTGCTCGCCGCTGGCGGGCAGCTAACCCAGGCAGGTACCTCTGGCTGCAGGCACGTTACCGAGCACGCAAGCGGAACGTATTCTTTGATATCGAGCCGACCGATGTAGTCGTCCCTGACTTCTGCCCCGTGTTGGGTATCCGCATGGTAATGGGTAACGGCAAGAAGGGTGGACCGACACCTAACTCTCCCACACTAGACAGGATCAACCCTGATGTCGGTTACGTACCGGAGAACATCTGGGTTATCAGCTGGCGAGCTAACCTGCTCAAGGGTGATGCAACTATTGAGGAGCTGGAGGCTCTTCTGGATGTTTTGCGGGTTCATGAAGAACAATCTGATTGACCCCGAGGGTGTTGAGAATGTCCGATTCCAGCGGTACCACAATCAGTAGATCGCGGTCTATCACATAGCATAGCTGGCTGTTGTTATAGCGGGAATCGTGGATAGTTTTTGTTTGCCACACCTCGCTCGTGCTGCTGTACACGATTGCCGCATGGGTTATCTCCGCATTGACCAGGATGTAGGCGAATGGTCGCGGGTGCTTGTGGTTATATGAATGCACCGCACAGATGATTGCCTGGTCGTAGGGGTAATCCTCCTTACAGGTGAACTGGTTACTGGCCAGGTGCTTGACCTCAACTGTCAGGCAGATTTCCAGATCACCCTGGTCGGCATACTCCTCCCAGAGTGAGGCATCGGGCGCGGCTGCGGTTGCGTTCATTCTCACTGGGTATCCTCTGCTCCAGAGCCATCTCGCGACTCGCCACACTGCCTCGCGCGAGGCGGTGAGGTGTCTGAGGAACTTCTCGTGGTTCTTTGACATTCCATTTTGCCTTTCTCCGCTCCGTCCTTGGGCGGTAACTCCAACTCCGTCCCGCACTGGCAGCAGCACAGGAAGATTGCAGTCAATAGAAACTTCTCTACGCCATCATCATGGTCCCAGGTGTAGCCACACGTTCCACACATGATCATTGTGTCTGCTCCGTAATACGTTCAGCCAGGGTGGGTAGGTCATCGAGCTTCAGCACGACAACCCATGGGTTGCGGTTACTCTTGTGAAGGACGACCGGTATATCATCAGCACCGGCATCCTCGCACGCCTGCCTCAGGGCGGCGTGCAGCTGGAACCTCTCAACTCGCTTGACCTCAAAATGCACCCCCTCGAGGTCAGTGGCCAGGTCGGCATCACCGGCCTGGCCGCAGTACTGCTGGCTTCTGCGAGCAGAACAGCCAAAGAGGTCATTGAGAATAGCAGCAGCTTCGCGCTCACCGCGCTTGCCCTTGTTCCTACTCATTTGTGTCATCAGTCAGCTTCTTTACATTACCACTGGTTGATACCTTCACTCGAGCTGGGGGTAACCACGGAATTGGAGCCTGGTGAGGAGCACGCTTCTCTCGCTGGCGGTCAGACCAGGACATCTGCATGATCAGGGATTCCCTGCGTATGCGTATAGTCATGATCTGCTGTGCTTCCACCTCGGTGTTACAATTGTAAGCGGCCCAGCTCTCTAGATCTTTCCAGCTGGATTTTTCTGCACGCCGATCTCGGACTTCCCTGTCCATAATTCACCAGACAAACCTCTGCTTCTCAGGCTCAAACTTCAGTCGGACCACGCTCTTTCGGACAGGGCCGTTACGTCGCTTAACAATGTGCATCTCGTAGACTGATTGATCTTTCTTCTCGTTGCCGCTTCTGCCCCACCACCAGCCGAAGGCGATCAGGTCGGCATCCTGCTCCAGTTGCCCTGACTCCCTGAGGTCACTGGCCTGGAACTCCAGCTTATCACGGCGCTCGACCTCGCGTGACACCTGGCACAACGCAATGATTGCTACGTCGTTGTCGCGAGCTGCACCCTTGATCCGCTGGCTGATCTCGGTGACTGTCTCATATCTCCCCGAGGCTGTGCTGCTTCTCAATAGCTGCAGGTAGTCGACGGCAACCAGCTTGACTGCATGCTGCTCAGCGTAGTGACGGATCTTATCCTCAACCTCGTCAATGGTACCGACCGGCTCAAACAGCGGCGGGTTGCAGTTGGCGTAATAATCTTGGATCTTTGCCATGATCTCATCTCGATGGCTGACCCAATCCTCTTCCTGGCCACCGACCAGTCGCATTACCATCCGCCGGCCAATCTCATAGCCTGACATCTCAGCGTTGAGCATCAGGCACGGCACACCAAGTTGTGACTGGTAGTCGAGCCACTGCAGGGCCAGGGCACTCTTGCAGTGACCCGGTCGTGCTGCAATGATCCCGACTTCACCTGGTGCAATACCGTCAAAGGCGTAATCCAGCGGCACAATCCCAGTAGCAAAGTGGTGGGTATTACCCAGCCGACTGAGGAAGAACTCGGCGCAGGTTGCAATGGTGCGGGCCAGGTGTTTCTTCTGCTTGGTCGCCCGAGTATGCACCGACTGGTACGCCTTCTCGATAGTGAGCTGCATCCAGCTGTCAGGCTTGGAGTAGCTATGTAACCCACACCAGCGGTTCAACGCCGAGTAGATTTCCTCGGTAGGTACATGCTGGTAGACAAGTTCACAGCAGATCGCGAAAGCTATTACAGAGCGGCTGGTGTCCCCGCTAAGACCGTCGGTATCACCCCTCCATCGACGTGCCAGCAAACTGTTAGGTATCGCCAGCAGCTTGTCTACACGCTCTGAGACACTACTCGTGCTGGCGGGTGGTTCCTTGAGGTTGGTACCGATCGAGAGGCAGATATCGATAAACTCTTCCACATCTACTCGCGGGATGATGTCCAGCTGGATCTCCTGCCAGTCCTCAAAGGGGTCGACAAAGCGAGACTTATTCCAGTAAGGCAGGCGGATCAGGTTGCCGAGCCCCTTGCCACGTAACTGGTCCTGCCGAGGGTAGATCTCGCGAGGCTCATAGTCGATGCGGCGTCCGGCAGTCTGCCAGAACTGCCGGACCTTCCAGGCCTCGATCGGTTTGTCAAACAGTAGCCAGAGATGAGCCCCAGACCCAGATGCGGAGACTTCCATTAGGGGCGCAAGTCCCAACTGAAGGAGGAGCTGATAGAACTTGTCAGCTTTGTCCTGCCAGTCTGGGTCGGGGTCATCTGCATGATCGTCAAAGTCAACACAGCTGCAGGTTACCGTGTTGTCCGGTCGCATGACGTAGAAGCCGTAGCATGTTTCCCCGCCGATATGCTGCTTGACATATTCATCAACCGAGAGCGGACCACGCTCAATCGGTCGGAAGTTTTCGCCTGCTGGCTGCATCGCGAGGATGTCGTCCCGCCCTTTGAAGACCTCAAGGATTGTGTCGTACATCGGCGTCCTTACCGTAGAGCTTGTCATAATTCTCCAGCATCAGGGTTATGTACTGGCGGGCTTTAGCCAGATCATCCCTGCCATTCTTGAATCTGAACCGAGCGATGTACTTCAGCACGTTACCCGAGAGGTAGTCAAGCTCCAGACCGAGGATGGCGTCGAGCACCTCGATACTACCCTGCACGTAGTGATCCGGTCTAGTAACCGGATCACGCTTGCCAGCCTGATCGTTGCCGTCACCCCAGTCCTTCACAACGCACCTCGCATTCTGTTTCAATCCAACATCTGGCACCGCAGCTGAGCGGCTTGTCGGGTCGGTACACGATCCTGGCCACCTCGGTACCGTCAGCAGCCACGATAACTGCTTCTGAACAGTAGTCGTTAGTCTTGTAGGTCTTCACCGTCAGGGGGGGCTGGAGGATCTCCTGCTTGATGTTCTGGCGGATCTTGTGCTGGTTCACATGGATCACTGTCTTCATCGTTACCCTCCGTTGGTATGTCGTGAACCTCATCCCGCCAGCGGTCAAACCAGTCTGGCTTATCCTCCTGATCGTCTTCATCCTCATATGGATTAGAGAGCAGCACATGGTAGGCGCGACGGCGACTGCAGCGGCTGCAGGTACAGAAGGGAGCCTCAGCATGGCCGCTACCACCGACCTCCTCCATCAGGCGGTCCAACTGTGGCTTGGCCGCCAGGGCCAGCCGTTCAAAGCGGTTATAGTCGCTTTCAGGTTTCATCTCAGGATCTCCCCTATGCCACTCTACCTGTTCACCCTGATAGGCCATCTCGACTGAGTCCTGCAGCCGTGCCATCTCGCTGTTACATGTCGTACTGTAGTGTCTTGGATTGTACCTCGGCTGCCAGCTCATTCTTCCATCCCCTCAATAAAAATGGGTGTCAGTTCACCAACCCATGCCCCAATGATATTGAAATCGTAATACTCCCTGGCCTCGACCGGTGTGCAGCCATCCTCGACAAGCTGCGCAAGCATCAGGTCGACGTTGTAAGCGGCCAGGCGCAGGCCACCAAAGCGCGTGGCAATTCCAACAAGTGCATCGTCAAAGCCGTCGGCCAAGAGGATCTCTTCCTCATAAAACTCTGCTTCTTCCTCTATCCAGTCGAGGATCCTGTTCATCAGTCTTCTCCCTGTAAAAAGTAAGGGACGGGGAGAACGCTCCTGTGCGTCTGGTGCAGAAAACTCCCCGCCCCCCACAACCAACGCCTAGAAGGCGTTGTCATCAACGGAGAACGTGCTACCACCAACCGGGGTTGTGGTTGTCGTGGCTGCATCGCTCTTCTTGAAGCTGTCGCCAAACATCGCGTCCAGCTCCATCCGTCGAGTGTCGTCGAGCTTGGCAGGTGCCTTGCTCCCCCGTGGAGTATTGATACTCCAGCGGATAAAACCGTCGTCCTGAACCTGAGCAAAGAACTCAGCTTCCTTTCCCCTGAGATCACAGCAGTTAGGACTCTCCAGGTCGATCCCGCTGGGCGGACCCGTGAACCCGATCTGCGTCAGAGCGCCCGACACCCAGCCAACGGCCTTGGCTGTGAGTGGCATCCAGCAGCTGGAGAACTGGTTGTCAGGGATAACCTCGCGAGTGCCATCGGTGTTGCACTTGGCAAGGATCTGGAACCGCAGCTTGACCTGCGGAGTACCCTTGCTGTTCTGCGTTAACCCCTGATCCTCAATCCTGCAGATGTAAAGACCCTTGTAGTCAGGTTTCTGGAAATCGTTCATGCTTTCGGTCCTTTGCCAAGAGCGGTTAAGAAATTGGCCCATGCCTCTTGAGGCGATGTGCCGAGAGAAAATGTTTCCGGCATACCATGCCGATTCTTGGCATCCCATGATGCACGTCGTTCACAGTGAGCAATCCGCTGAGTGCCACCCTTCCCCTTGGCCCGTGAGCCGTCCGTATCAATGGCAGTCACAAAGTCAAAAAACAGGACGATGTCCGACCATTTGTGAAGCAATCCCCACTGATGTCTGTGGATATCTGGGGTAAAGCGGTCGTAGTCCTCACCAGCGGGATTCTTGAAGGTGGCGATCTTAGCGTGAGCCAGCAGGATGATCCCCATCTTCTTGGTTTCTCGCAGCACATCCAGCTTGGCAAGCATGGCTTCCCAGTGGCTGGCCGAGATCGAGTAACCCTGGCCGAAAGAGGCGAACCCCTTTTGCCCCCAGTTACCACCGAACTCAGTCTCGCAGACATACTCGTACAGGAGATGCTCAAACCCGTTGGCCGCATCGATCACGAGCGTCTTGTACTCATGGGTCTGCTCGGTCAACTGGTCGATGCAGGTGAGGAACTCCAGCCAGCTCTCAAACTGAGGTAGGTGCGGGACATCTCCCAGCTGGCCGGCATCGATCAGGGTTTCCAGACCAGTCTCACCGCGAGACATGAGGTACAGAGGAGACGGTGCGCTGGAAGGGAAGCTGGTCTTCCCAGATCCTTCCACACCGTAGACCACTACCCTGCTAGGTAGTTGTCTACCCGTCATCTTGACCGTTTTCAACAGGTCGGTCACCTGTTGCCGTGTCACCGGCTGTGTTGCTGTTGACATTACAGCTCTCCTTGGTTTGGGTGAGCCACCAGGCCTCGAGAGCCTCATGAATCACCGAGCCAAACGTGAGGGCGTCGGACGCTCGTCCGACTTTCTGAATACCCTCAACGTATCTCCAATAGTATTTCCTGCGGCAGAGCTGGAAGCAGCCTGCTCGTGAGTGCGATAGTGTGCGAGGATCCCGGTTACCCCCGGTACGTGGCTCCCAGTTATCGTTGGCTGGGTCCGAGATACCCATGCATAGAGGCAGGAACTCGCAGGGACTGTTGAATGCCTTACAACTCTGGGTGTTCTGATACCAGTGGTTGTAGGCCATCGCATTATCGATATCGATTGCTATCTGCTGCAGGACACCGAGGGTATCTACCATCTGTTCTGTGCTGCGATGGATATTCCCACAGCGGGCGTAATGCTTGTCCAGATCTCCCAGCACAGCCTGACGACAGCGGATCTCGTACAGTTCAGGGGTTTCGGTCCCAAGAGCCTCGATCTCTTCAGGAGGGATGAGGGCAGCCGCCTGGAGGGGCTGCCCAAGGTAGGTACCTTCAGCAAGCAGCACATCTTTCTGCTCAATAGTCACACGCTTGGGGCGGATAGTAATCTTGCGCAGGCAATCATAAATAGTCTGACTTAGTGGCTCACTCATCAGCCATTGAGCTAGATGGTAACGACCAATCTGCTCGTCAAAGGATAGCTTGCTGAAGTAGACCGCTGTCTTCTCCGAGAGATCCTGAGTAGTGGTCTTATGCTCAATCATCACCAGCTGGTCACCATAGCCGGTGACCAGCGTATCGATCTTACCCGAGTAACTCCAGGCGGTCTGCGGTATCTCAAACGTGACCTCACGCTCAGTGTCTATGACCTGCCAGTCAAACTCACTCCACATCTGGTCATAGCCCGTCAGCAGCACAGCTGCCTTAACCTTATCGATCTCCGATAGCTCAGTAGAAGAGTCGATGATCGACAGTCCTACTTCAAGGGAGGTCATGCTCTTCCCCCTCGATGCGGAGCAGATCAGCAAGTAACCGGTCCAGCAGACGCTGTGTCTCTGGATCTCGATACTTGGCCGGGTCAACCAGATCTCTCTCAACCTCGCCGGACATGGTACTGGCCATCTTCTCGGCAGCACAACGCGCCTGAGAATAGGTCGGGTAGCGGCGGTAGACAACGTCCAAAGGAGAGACAACCAAGAAGTGTCGGTCCATGAACTCGGGCTGTACTCTCCATTCACCGTGACTAGAGCGAAAAGATGTTGGTGTTGATGTCATGATTTAACCTCCGTGGATCATGATCTCGTTCTTGTTAGGCTTCTGATCTTATGGAAATATCGGATCACGTCAAGCCGAGCTTCAGCATTTTCTGGAGATTCCAAAAACCCCGAGGCGGCGGCCTGCAAGAAGCCGCCGCCCCAGAGGAAGCAACCCGTTACCGTGTGAAGGAGGATCACCGGTCGGGCTCTATATAAAAACCGAACGACCCAGTTGCCCAGGTCGTTCGGCCCCAACAAGAAGAAGATCGCGGTTAGCGACCAACATCTTTAACGTGTGAACGCATCGGTCCTAATCAAGATCTAGGAATGATAGGTTGTAGTCAGATCTGTGATAGTCGTCCAAGCCAGATGCGTTAGGTCTGACTCCCGCTGTCTCCCCATCGGTTACCAACCCGAGACGCATCAGCGGTGGTGCTTTGTTTTAGAGCTGTCGCTCTGGGTTGCTTCATTTCCGCCAGGTGGACTATCTGCCTGATGACTGACCTGATTTTAACCGGTCAAGGGAAGGGTGCAAGTGAGTAAGCAGAAAAACCCCTTGCACACCGCGTGCAAGGGGTAAGGAATGTCAGCTGGTCTAGAAGTTTTCCTCCAGCCAGTCCCAGTCGATCGTACCGTCCTCGTTGAGATAGTACTTGCTGTAACCCCCAACGGCGTGAGTAGTATCCGCCTGGCAGTGAGCCCAGACCATATCTTTCTCTTCCTCGGTCAGAGCCTCGGGATCATCATCCTTGTGGATGATGTAAGCTTCCTTGCTGTCCCTGAAGATGTAGCGACCGCCGTAACGACCGGGTTCCTCCTTGGAAAGTGTCATCGCCGCGATGCACGTATCAGATAGGCTCTGATAGTACTTCCTCTCTGAATCTTTCATGAGTCTTCTCCTTGTTGAGGTGTAAGTCGTTGACTACCAACGACTTGCCAATCTTCATTATACCATACGTGTCAAATTAATTTTTCAGGGCTGGTTCTTCGCTACCCGTCTTATCGGTATTGCTGAGCAGATTCTTGAGTAAATATCCGCCCTTGCCATGAGTCGTCAGCTCTACATCGTCCAGCTCGCTCACTCCCGTGGCCTGTGCCGCGACCAATGATAGAATCGCCGCTCTGTTCTCCGAAGTGTTGTCCAAGCCCCGACGCTTCACCTCGCCAACCAGCTGACGCACGCGGATGTTCACCCAGACCACCCGGTAACCCGCCTCGCGATGCTCCCAGTCAATATGATTCAACATGCGGATGTAGTCCCCGTAATCAAGAATACCGCCCGAGGCCCGCCGAGCTAATTTCCGCCAGCTCAGTAGATCCTCCTCAGGGAAATACCATAAGGCAATCATCTGCTCACCCTCACCCCAGACGGCTGCCGTGTGGCCGCCGGCTGTCTCATATACCTCCAGCTGATCCTCAATCGTCGGCTCGTAGTGAAGGTCCGTGGTTAAGTATTCATCCAGCAAACCAGCGTCAAACAGGCGCATAGTACACTTATTCATCAAATCCGTACGCAGGTAAGGGCTCTTGGTCTGGTCAACAACGTCCGACAGTTTGAAGTCTGGAGGTTGAGGGACTGACATACTCTTTTCACACCGCTGGCGGACATACCAAACCTTATATTCGGTCCATTTCTTACCCAGCTTGTGGAATAACCCGTGGTCGTTCAGCCAGTCAGCTATCCTCTTGTTGCCGTAACCTAATTCCTCCCTGATAGCTCGCATCGTGTAAATCCGTAGCCGCTCCGCTGGATGAGGGATCCACCACGCCTTGCCCTTGCCGCCTGCTTTCCAGCCATAGGGGGGCCGCCCGCCCACGCGGCGGCCCTCAGCTCGCATTTCCTGCAAGGCCTCACTCGTACGCTCGCCAATCATCCGACGTTCCCATTGACTCAGCATGATCATCAGATTCAGGAATAGCTCGCCAGTCGCAGTACTGGTATCAATGTTCATGTCCAGAGCAACGAGTTTCTTGTTCAATCCGCCCTTCTGGAAATACTCCTCCACCAACGTCGACCAGTCTTTCATCGATCTACTCAACCGGTCGATCTTGGTGACGATCACACCGTCAACGTCGTCCCCTTCCAGGCGTGCCAGCAGGGATCGTAGACCGTCTCGCTCAGTCATCCCTGATCCAGAGGCCTTGTCACTGTAAACGTCTGTGAGATCGTGTCCCAGAGCCTCACAGTAGCGTCTAATACTGCTCTCTTGTGCTGCTAGACTATCCTGTTCAGCTGTACTCACTCGCACATATGCAATCAATCGCATGTCCTGTTTCCCTGTAAAAAGGGGGCTGGCCCATATCAGGCCAGCCCCAGTGATAGACTCAACTCCGTCAGGCCCAGTTACCTCGGCCATACCACTCGTTCATATCGGAATCAAACTGCAGTGCCTCGTATGATGCTTGAGATTGGGCTGCATCTTTGGCGGTGACCCAGCCGTTCACCTCTCCTGTCCTTCCGTTTCCACCTGTTGACAGGCGACCGCAGGCGTGGCACTCGACATCGCATACGTCGTACCCCTCCTGCTCGGTGAATTGCACGGGCAGAGAGGTTCCACAGGGGCAGGTTGTTGTGACTTTCTCTTTCATGGTGCTAATCCTCCTCGATGGTTACAGGTTCAGCCAGCCAGGGGAAACTTTCCTCCAGCGCAAGTACTGATGCTGATGCTGAACCAAGCAGGTCCAGCTTTACCTGGTTGAATGACTGTGAAAGTGCGACCAGGCCACCAAGATTATCTCGGCACTTGATCAGGTCCATATGCGCATGTGTCAACGCATCTACTTGGTCAGTTGTCAGGTTATCTTTCATCGGTAGATTCTCCTTCTGTTGAAAACAACTCGTCAAAACAGCGACCGCATCTGCGGTCGATTAGTAAACATCGCTCGTCCTCGCTCAAGTACGGTAGACAGTCCTGTATGGTGTCATCGTGAATGCAGGTACCCTCTTTCCAGGTCCGTAGATCGTCCCGGTTAAGCCAGACAGATAACTTCCGCTGGCAGCGGAAGCAGACGATCTCCAGGCAGGTATTGCGGTCATGAGCTGTCACCATCGGTAGACTCTCCTTCTCTCATGTTGGGGTGCGATCCAGCCAGGCCAGCCAGGCAACCCAGCCGATCAGGAATATTGCCACTGCAATCCATTGCGAGTGTTCCATTGGTAGACTCTCCATCTGTTTGAGTAAGAGTACTGCACACGCAGTCAGGATCGCCACATGGTAGGGCTGCGATCGTTGGATTTCCAGCTATGCACACTCCATCCGTTAAGTACTCAACGTAATCGATCCACTCTAATCCGTAGGCCTCCGTTAAATCCTCAATTGTCCTAATCTCTTTCATCGGTAGATTCTCCTCCTGTTGAGATTTCAAAAAACAGGAACATCACGACACAAAACGCGATACCGATAAACTCGAGATCGTTCAACATGGTAGATTCTCCTCCTCTTCTAGGTCATCGGCAAACATGCCAGGATCCTCCTCTTCTACAGTGTGATCCCAACCACATGCGCGACAACGGACATAAACAGACTGGCCTAGTTGGCCGAGTAAAACAGACTCCTCACAATTGCACATCGGACACATTACATAACCTCACAATCTGCGGATGGCATGCCAGGGCGGACACAATCCGCCCTGGCGATACCAACCAACCAACTAACCTACTAACACGGGGAATCCGCCAGCCAGAGCCCTAGCATGACGCGCTCGAGTAGCTACTTTAAGCTTGAGCCCAACAACGCGACCAAGCTTACGTCCGCGCGGATCGGTGAACCGTAAGTCTGTTAGGTCGCCATTGATAACCGGGAATCCTCGCCAGGTTTTAGGCAATTCCCAGTGGTGATTCTGCTTTGGACCAAAGCCCGAGTGAGCAAACACTACAGCAACATTTTCAGCAGACTCTAATAGTTGCATTGTGTCGTCGCCGTTTATCTCGGATCGGCTAAACGTAACGTGATAGTTGGGCCTGAGCCAACCGATACGACTAGGATCCTTTGAATAGTCGTAAAACATGATGTTGGGGAATTGCTCAATCAGATCGGTATCTTCCCATGGGTAATCACTGAAGACATTCAACCGGCAACACAATTGCAAGTTATCGCGATAGGCAAGCTTCTCAGCGTTGAAAATCTCGCGCGCCAACCGCTCAATAAACCATTCGCGCTCTAGCTGGAATAGCGTAGTTCTAGCTACTCTTGCCAGGTTAATGCTCGACAATCCGAATGCTTGCCCCTGCTTGAACAAGCAGGAGAAAATACACTCGGGACTGGCGAAATTACACATGTTAGACAACCTAGCAAGCTTGGCAGGAGCAAGAGACAAACCCCTTGTCAACCAACCACTACCAGCAGATTTTGCAAGCTTTGTATTGCTATCGCCGGTTGCCAGCAGATTGCTAACGCGGTGACGATAACCGTCTGGGAATTCAACGATAGGGACAGAACCGTCCCAGTGAATCGAGTACATGATTTTTCCTCTTGTTGGTAAGGGAAGTAAACACAATGGCCGACCGCGCTACCGGTCGGCGGATTGTGGCTACTCAGTTATCGCGTTCTGTCAGGACGTTTTCGCAATTAGGGTTTTCGCATTTGTACCAACCGGGATCGTCGTCGTAATCAGGATGATCACATTCTGACAATGGGATATTTAGCCGATTAATGTGATGCTTATTCCAGCATGGTAAGCAGTAGTCAACCGGTTGGTCGGCTGGATCGTCTCTATCAGTTGATTCTATGAATGTTCTCGGCATGGTCAGATTTCTCCTCGTTGGTTGGCAAAATAAACACAATGACGGGCTGATCGCTCAGCCCGTGGATTGTGGCTACTCGGCGGACTGGATGACAACCTGCTTGGTTTCCCGAATGATCTTGAGCCGATAACCGCCATTAACATTCAGACTCAAGAAACGGATAGCAGTATTGGCGTCAATTGTCATCGGTGACGTTTCATATTTACCGACTATCGGCACGAGAATTGAGTACCCGCCATAGGATAAAACGCGCAGCCTTTTACTATTCAGATCGATAGTTTCCGCATCGATATCGAGCAGGATGACCAGCTTGGTATCCCAGCCATAGCTATGGATAGATTCATTGTGAACGGTTGTCATGATCAGATTCTCCCGGTTGGTTGGAAAGTAAACACAATGGCACCCCTGACTGCCAGGGGTGCGGATTGTGGCTACTTGGAAAACTCAGCGTAGAAAACCTCTAGTGATTCCTCCCAATATTCACGCCATGCACCATCGACAATATCGCTCTCACCGTCTTCACGGATTAGATCGTCTGGCGATATCACTAGCTCAACTTCGGCTAGTAAAACCTCACATTCGGTATCGTTGTGGCCAAGTATCAACCACGTCACAATGTCGCCCTCTATGCCGTTTGGCTCACTGGATATCGTTGTCCAATCGCTCAGTGGACGGCTATGGCGTAGCAGGTTACCAAATGGAGTAAGAGGTAGGTCAGTTGTCGTCTCGGTTGTTTTCTTGGTTTCTGCATTCATCAGAGAATTCCTTGTTGACCACTTTTTGTTGGTGTTGGTTAGTCGCCACTGACAAGCGGTCGTTAGTCAGCGGGGTAGTTCTTCTAGCATATCCATCGGCATTCGCAAAACTGATCTTTATCGGGATCCGATCGCCAGGTGAAAAAAAGGAACCCGCCCAAGTGAAAACCCGCCCGCCCAGAATCCGATCCGCACCCCCCCGCCATCGCGGGACTCAGGAGTTATATAGTCTCACTTCCCGGCGCGACCAAAAATCGATATCATGGTTTATGGACGTGGGGATCAGAATACACCAGGTGGTGGTGATAACGGATTACGGTTTCACGATAGTGATGATGCCCGAGGTCCATTTCAGTTATTGTCGTCGGATAGCGAGTGTAGCGGCGTGGTGGCGAATGAACTGAGGTCTTTAACCGGGGTAAGGCCGATGAAGATGCTTAAATGCATGCGCGAGACGTTAGCGATCACACGAGACGTACTACTGACATTAGTCACAGCTGGGTTTGCCTGGCACATGTGGATCTACTGGAACTTCTGGTTTTAGTCGGTGGAAGGTGGCATGGACTTGCGAAAGCTGTCGGATGCCATGCTCCGTCTGATCAAGGCTGGCGTAGCCAACGAGAGTTGGCCGACGGAGCAGTGGCTCAGTTATTTCAACAAGGCGGTAGATTACACGATCCCGCTTTCGGGTGAATGTTTACGCACATGGTGCAGTCAGTACGCTATCCGACCTCGTCTGGAGGTAGCGGCCCGAGACGAGTCACACCGGTCGTATCATGGGGGGAACGTATTTTTATATGCGATGGACAGCAACGGTGGTTTCTTGGATTTCAAGGAGGAGGGTGATCAGGCGATTCTAGCTCAGTTAGTGATGGGCGGGATATTAAGTTTAGAGGAGGCTGGCGATTTACACATAATGTCAAGTACGATGGTATTACGTCACGAGGCTTTGGGGTTATCGCGTGTACTTGGAGCGCACGTTGAGAAGGCTCGGGAGATGTGGATGTGCTAATGTGGACACTGGTACCGAGGCTGATCATTTGGATGTTTATAGTGTTGGTATTTGTCTGGGACGTTATTGCCAATTTCTCTGGTCATCATGAGGGGACAGTGAGTATATTCTTGCTGCAGAGCAGTCAGCGTCACCCGATCATTGCGTTTTTGTTTGGGTTGTTAGCTGGTCACGCCTTTTGGCCGAACGAGTAATTTCAGATGACACAGTACGCCAGGCCAGATACTGATGCAGGCGATGGTGTCTGGCTCAACAGCGCAGGCAACAACACAAACCTGTACAGCTATGTTGATGAAACCTCTGTGAATGACAGTGACTACATTGAGTCGATTGACTCTAGTGCATCTGCGGACACGGTTATTCTGGGCCTGAGCAGCGTATCGGACCCTGAGAACGCAGCTAACCACACGGTCTTTTATCGTGCCAAGATGGCGGAGGGGATGATGGGCGGCGGCCCTGACCTGACGGTAGCTTTATTTCAGGGTGGTTCTCAAATTGCCACCAAGACGGACACTGGCCTAACGACTAGCTTCAGTGACGATAATCTGAATCTCAGTACATCAGAGGCAAACGCGATTACCGACTACGGTGATTTACGGATCAAGTTTACTCGTGCAGCGGGCGGTGGAGCTGGAGGCGAGACGGCCACGGTCAGCTGGTGTTTCTTTAGTTGCGACGATGCTGCAGCAAGCTCAATCGCTCCGCTGGCAATGAACCATTTTAGGAAAATGAGGAGCAACTAATGCTTATCTTGAAACAGAGTACAGCGGTTGATGTTCTGATTGGGCCATTTGTAGACACGACGGATGGCAATACGGTTGAGGCCGGGAAGACGTTGGACGTTGAGCTTTCCAAGAATGGCCAGGGGCTGGCAAACAAGAGCGATAGCACTGCACCTGCTGATGATGCCGGGGCGAGTGTAAGGGGTTACTACAACTGTGAGCTGGATGCCACAGACACCAACACGGTTGGCACCTTGATGCTATGCGTCCATCACGCAGATGCTCTGCCGGTATGGCATTCTTATCAGGTAGTGGAAGAGGCGATCTACGATGCCATGTTTGGCTCTGGTGCAACGGGCGAGTTACTTGTGGATGTGGTCAAGGTTTCCGGTGATGCTACAGCAGCCAATAACCTGGAACTGATGTACGACGGGACGGGGTATGCCGGTGGTACGGCCAAGTTAGGGGTGGATGTCGTTAAGGTTAGTGGTGACTCTACGGCGGCTGATAACCTTGAGTCGATGTATGACGGCACTGGCTATGTGGGCGGTACAGCCAAGTTGACGGTAGATGTAGCCAAGGTTTCCGGCGATTCAACTGCTGCAGACAATATGGAGTTAATGTTTGATGGCACCGGATATGCCGGGGGAACTGCCAAGCTGGGTGTAGATGTGGTTGCCGTTAGCGGCGACACTGCTGCGGCTAACAATATGGAGAGTTACTACGACGGGACCGGTTACGGTATCCAGGCTTCCAGTGCCTCCACTGTGGTCACAGTAGGGGCTCTGAACAGTGCCGCTATAGACGATGTCTGGGAGACAGACACCCTTACGGAGACTTATGCTTCTGACGGTGCTATAGCCAAACCCAGTCAGCTGCTTTACATGATCCTCTGTGCTGTTAGTGAGTTCTCGATCAGCAGCACAACGATAACGGGTAAGAAGCTCGACGGTAGTACGACGGCCATGACCTGGACGCTCAACGATGCTACAGACCCGACCAGCAGGACGCGAGCTAGTTAATGGCGATCAAGCATGTAGTGACGAGGATGCTGGACCCTGAGTCCATTGTGACTCATGGGTTTAGCTACATAGGTCCAAACATAATTGCGTTGACCCGTCCGGCAAATCATCTTGTGGGTGATCTGCTTAATGATGAGGTTTACTATCGCACTGTGCCGCTTACAGGATTTACATTCTCGATGCTGAGTCGCACGGCAGGTGCTGCGATTACATCGGGGACGGTGAATGGTTTCATCACCAAGGATGGTGCATCACAGGCTGCCCTTGGGGGTACGCCTGTGCATGAGGGCAACGGGCAGTGGTCTGTTGACGTAACTACCTCGGAGATGGATGCTGAGGTAGTTGCTCTTGTGTTTATTCATTCTAGTGGGATACCCACGTATGTTACGATCGAGACAAATCCTGTCTGAGGACAGGCCACGCAAGCGGCCAGGTAATTCACTATTCATTGATAGGATGAAGCGTGAGGGTCGTTTTCAGGAGTATCGCGATCATGTCCGCAGCCACATCGAGAGGGGTGTGAATGGTGGTGTGGCTTCTTACCAGGCTATTCTTGCCATGGGTTACGAGGGTTCCAAGAAGGAGCATGAGATCCACCTGGACTTCATGTCCTATGGGGATGAGTACCTTGGGAGGATCAACCAGAAGAAGGAAGCGGATGATGCCAATGCGGTCAAGGAGGCTCTTGATCTGAAGGATGCTTTGGCCAGTTATGACATTGACGAGAGTGATCTCCCTGCGGAGATTGCTTTTGTATTCCACTCAATACATAAGGCGGTAGGTGACCAGGCTGTCTGGTTGGTGCGACCTCAAGACGCACCAACCCCAGGTGCCTGGAACATGTTGGTTTGGGCGGTTGAGAACCAGACCAAGTTCTTTGAGATGGTCATCCGCGAGCAGCTCAAGAAGAACGAGAGAGTTGATGATCAGGGGATGGGCGACACGGGCGAGAGTGTCGAGCAGATCGAGAAGTTATTAAGTGAGTTGACCAGTGGCTGATCTTTATAGCCAGGTACCCAAGACTCTCAAGGAGAACCTCGAGTTCCGCCGCAAGGTTTATGCATCGGCCACGGACATAGACGTGCAGCGTCAGCTCTGGACAGGGTGCAAGCGTGACATACTGTTCTTCATCAACACTTTCTGCTGGTTGTATGAACCTCGTAACAGTCGCCTGCGTGGCACGACCAGCAACGTGATACCGTTCATTACTTACGAGTTTCAGGACAATGTATTCCTGCAGATGAACGAGGCTTTAGGTGAGCGGGACATCGGCATTGAGAAGAGTCGTGACCTTGGTGCGACATGGATGTTCCTCACACTATTCTTCTATCACTGGATGTTCCACGACTTCAGCAGTTTCGGGGTGATGAGTCGTAATGCGGACCTGGTGGACAAGCCAGGCAAGAAGGACACATTGATGTGGAAGCTGGATTTCCTACTCAAGGGTGACGGCAACCGTGGTGGGTTGCCGTCATGGATGCAGCCCAACTCTTACCGCAGCATCATGCTCTTGGAGAACAGGGATAACGGGTCAACCTTTGAGGGTGCCAGCACAACGGAGGATGCATTCCGTGGTGGACGTAAGAAGGCGATTGCACTGGATGAGTTTGCAGCTTTCCCTTCGGGTGCGGACTATGAGGCCCAGGCAGCAACGCAGCACGCAACGGACTGTCGATTATTTGTCTCGACACCCAAGGGTGCATCGGGCGCGTATTACGATGTGATGCACACTCCGAGCAACATGGTCCGTGTGGTAATGGACTGGAAGATGCACCCTGATCGCCGCATTGGGATGTACACCACTGAGGAGGAGGAGTTGAAGTTGGTGGATGCGGGGTACCCACACCCCGAGGGGTACAGGTTTGTTCTCGACGGCAAGGAGCGGAGTCCTTATTACGACAAAGAGTGCAATCGACCGGGGGCCACGGCCCAGTCGATTGCCCAGGAACTGGATCGCGATTACGGTGGATCGGAATACCAGATCTTTGGCAAGGAGTTGTACGAGAATGCTCGTGATGGATTACAGATTCCATACCAGCAGGGAATTTTCCGTTACATTCCTGAGACGTATGAGTGCGACTTCTCGACCTCGGATGATGGTCCCCTGCATTTATGGTGTCTCCGCGACGGTCGGGGGCGTCCTGTGCCGACAGGTGAGTATGTAATTGGTGTGGATGTGAGTGCGGGGTTGGGGGGCAGTTACACATCCAACTCGGTGGCGGTAGTTGCTGACGCGGTGACTGGTGAGCAGGTTGCCGAGTATGTCACCAACACAACACCACCTGGGGATTTTGCTGAGTTGGTTGTCAGCATGAGCAAGTGGTTCCGTAATGCGTACCTGGTCTGGGAGTCCAATGGTCCACCTGGTATGGCATTCACTCGCCGCGTGCTGGACACAACGTACCCCAACATTTACTTCCGTCAGATGGATGCTCGAGTTTGGCGGAAGAAAACCCGCAATCCTGGCTGGTATTCCAACGAGAAGAATAAGCTGGCATTACTGTCGGATTTTGCCACCAGTGTAAAAAACGGTGAGTATTGCATCAGGAGTAGACTTTTAATTGAGGAATGTAGACAATACATTTATAAAGATGGTAAGGTCGTTCATTCAAGGAGCGTGCGGACACGCGACGATTCATCCAAGGGGCAGGCGCACGGTGACAGGGTCATTGCGGCTGCACTGGCTTGGCATGGGATAAAGGATAGGCCCGCTACTGCCAAGACAGAGGAAACATTCACGGAAGAAATACCCACTGGAAGTATGGCCTGGCGATTCCTTGAAGCGGAAGATCGTTTGGCCATACAGAAGAATGATGGCTGGAATTGAATCCTAACGAGTCCAAAGAGCGTCAGCGCTTATTCAAGTCAATTGAATATTCAACGCGCAATCTCCGACCATTCCGCGAGAAGCGGGAGAAGTTGATCCGTCAGTACGTTGGATCCAACTATGGTATTGGTGGTGGCAGCGAGCGTGAGATCATTGTCAATCTCATGTACCAGACTGCCGAGGCGTACATGATGACACTCGCGGCTCAGAGGCCGCGAGTGATGGTAACGTCCAAGTACCCGGAGCTTACCTGGTTTGGTAATTACTTTGAGGTTGCCCTGAACAATCTGGTCAAGGAGATCAGGCTGGAGGACACGTTGAGACGCAGCGTCCTTGACGCCTTTTTCACGATAGGCGTTGTCAAGGTTTATGCTGCCGATGCGGGTCTGGTTCAGCTGGAGGGTGAGGATGAGTGGGTAGATCCGGGCAAGCCATATGCCGAGAACATATCGCTGGATGATTTTGTCTACGACACTCGGGCTACCGCATGGCAGAAGATCAAGTTCTGTCTGAACAAGTACCGCATGCCTTACAGCAAGTTCAAGGACGACCCGAGCTTTGACAAGAAGGCCAAGGACAGCATCCGTCCTGACACACGATCCCCTTACTGGCACACCCAGGAGGGTGAGCGTCCTGTCCGTAGCATGATGACTCCCGAGGGTCATGAGGACGAGTACGAGGCGATGGTGGACCTGATGGATGTCTGGCTACCACGGGAGAATCAGGTCGTGACCTGGCCCGTAGTTTCCCCTGATGTGCCGCTGAGAGTTATTGACTGGAACGGTCCCGAGGGTGGACCATTCCATATCCTGAGTCTCGCGGCGGATGTGCCGGATCACATCATGCCGATCTCGCCCGCGATGAATCTCGCTCCCCTCAACGACCTGATCAATGGTTTGATGCGGAAGCAGCGCCGCCAGGCGCAGCGGCAGAAGGATATCCCGTTCTACCAGTCGGGTCACCATGATGATGCCAAGCGTATTGAGCGGGCCAGCGACGGTGAGTGGACACGGGTGGATAATCCCGAGTCAGTTAACGTGATGAAGATGGGTGGTGTGGACCAGGCCAACCAGGCGTTTAGTATTTCCATGCAGGACATGTTTGATCGCATGGCGGGTAATCTACAGCTGATGGCAGGCCTTGGTCCTCAGAGCGGCACACTCGGTCAGGACCAGTTGATCAAGGCATCTAACAGCAAGCGTGAAGCCAACATGCAGTATCGCATTGTGCGTTTCACAACGGATATCTGTCGCGATCTTGGTTGGTTGTTATGGAATGATTCCATGATGAAGACTGAGGGAAGCTACAAGGTGGGGGGCCGTGACATTCCTGTTGCGTGGACACCTGAACTACGTGAGGGAGATTGGCTGGATTACAACTTTGAGATTGAGCCCTACTCGATGCAGTACAAGTCCCCCTCGGAGCGTCTGCAGGGAATTACCAATTTCATTTCACAGATTGCTCTGCCGATGCAGCCAATGATGCAGGAGTACGGCGGCACGATTGACATACAGGAGCTGGTCGAGATTTATGCGGACCTGATGGATCTACCTCGCCTGAAGCAGATCATCAAGTTCCAAGAGCCAAAGCAGGATCGACCCGGTCCACAGGGGCAGCCGCCTAAGCAGGCTGCCCATACCGTGCGGGAGAACATCCGCACGAGTGTACCCACCGGGGGAACTCAAGAGAGCCGCAACAATGTAATGCAACAGGTTCTCCTTGGTGGGTCACCGCAGGCGTCGCAGGCAGGGCAGTTTGGAAGGGGGCAGTGATGCCGGGACCAAGGAAATATCTCTGGCGGGACACTGATGGGGAGAGTCGCTGGCATGATTACCCGGTGCCGGCTCGGGGAGTATCTGAAGAGGATTACGACAGTAGCCGCAACTTTGGTGCAAATGGCTGGTCAACTGGTCTTGAGTCGGATGCTGCAGGGGTCCATTCAAGCCAGGTCAATGAGTTCCGTGAGGATGCGCGGAAGCACGGTTTCACAGGAGTTGAGTTTACTACCGACGGGCGAGCGAAGTTCCACAGTCGCGGTCAACGTGCCGCCTACTTGCGGCATCGCGGTTTATATGACCGCGATGCGGGGTATGGAGATGCTAGCCCTGATCGGGTATAGGAGCTAAGGACAATGGCAGAAGAACAAGAAGAACAAGAAGAACAGGTAGAACTGACAGATAAAGATGTAGAACTCATCGACAAGATTGATGAGAATGGGCCAGAGGATATCAACCTTGATGTCCCTGACGAAAAAGACAGAAGCGAGAGTGTTGAAGAATCCACTCCCGTGGATGAGTCGAGCGATGATGATGCCGCCGGCGACGGTAGCGAAGGTGACGGGCAGACGACCGATGATCTTGCTATGCGGGCAAGAAACTTCGGACTGAACCCCGACGACTTTGCCAACCAGGAAGCCCTGCAGCGTAATGTTGCGGTTGCTGAACAGAACTACGCACAGTACTGGCAGCAGCAACAGCAGTATCAGCAGGCACAGTCGCAGTACCAGGATCAGGCACCACCTGAGCAGCAGGAGTGGAAGCTCCCAGAGTTCAAGGTGGAGCTTGATGAGGACTACGATGAGGGACTGAAGGATGCGATTAATGGTTTGGCCAGTCAAATGTCCAATCATTACAATCAGCAGATGGAAGTCCTCGCGCAGCATATTCTGAACCAGCAGAATTACATCGGACGTTTTGCCGACCAGGAGCAACGTGTTCACTCACAGGCAGAGTTGGACGATTTTTCTTCTGCGGTGAAGGAGCTGGGCAATGATGGTTTGTTTGGCGATGGAGTTTACCAGGAGTCCGAGCAGGGTGGTGATAAAGCTCAGAATATGGAGCGTCTTTACGACCACGCATACACGATCGCGTCTGGATATTCCAGTCAAGGTCGCCAGGTTCCTGAGATGAACGAGCTTGTCAGGCAGGCTTATCAAACGGTGTTTACTAGTGAGATTGATAGCCAGGGTCGTCAAGAACGGAATGATCGTCTCCGACGTTCATCCAGCCAACGGCTGGGCGGTGGTGGCTCCACAAAAGCCACTCCGCAAACGACGGAAGGGGAGGATGATATCGTTAACAGTGCCATTCTGAAGGATGCCTTTGATGGCTTCCTGAAGGATAATGGTGATCTGTAAACGACCCGTAATATAAGGAGTCTAATTATGGCATTATTGCCAGACCAATTAGATGACTTTATCAACCTTACGCTTGATAACTTTAAGCGCAAGAGTTGGGTCGATCTCTCGCTTGACAATCAGCATCATGTTTTTGCCTCTCGTTTTTTGAAGGGCAAGGGGGCTGATCCAGAGCGGGGCGGTGTTCAGCTGAACTGGAAGGTTCAGACTGCGAACACTGGAACGGCCAAGCACTCTGAGCTTTATGCAGTGGATGCTACTGGGGTCAAGGATTTGACCACTCAGGCTAAGCAGCAATGGAGTAAGCAGACGGTTAACTTCAGCTATGACGTTGATGAAGACGACATGCAAAGTGACCGTGAAACCATCATCCGAGAAATCGCCGTGCGTCGTCACTCGATGTACAACGATTTCTTTGAGCTGATGGAAACTGCTCTCTGGTCTGCCCCCTCGAGTGATAGTCAGTCACCTCGTCCCCCGAGTGGCATTCCCTTCTGGGTTCAGAAATCGACTACCACACCTGGTGGTGGTTTTACTGGTGGTAATCCGAGTGGTTTCTCCAGTGGCGCTGGCGGTATTAGTACCGGCACAGTTGCTAACTGGAAGAACTGGGCGTTTAACTACACGAGTGTTTCCAGGGATGACCTGGTTGCCAAGACCCGCAAAGCCTGCGAGTTCAGTTATTTCCTGGCACCTCGCCAGTTTGCTGAACTTGGTGGCGGCCAGGGTGATAGCGACTGGGGATTCTTCACCACGTACAACGTGCTGGAAAGTCTCGAGAAACTTTTGGAAGGTCGGAACGACAACTTGGGTGTCGACCTGGCCAAGTACGCTGGTAGCGTGATTCTCAAAGGTAACCCGGTTTCCTGGGTTCCTTACCTGCAGAATAACGACAGCAGCGATCCTATCTATGGAGTCAACTACCGAGTGTTCAAGTACTTTTTCAAGACTGGAAAGAACCAGGTAGTGCATCCTCCCCAGAAAGCCGCGCGTCAGCATACGGTGCGTGAAGTCCATATGGACAACTGGGGCAATTTTGTCTGTTACAACCGACGACGTGTGTTTGTCGGATATGTAGCCTAAGGAATAAGGAGAACAGCAATGGCTGATCTTTATACAAAACCGCAGGCTAAATCCGGTTCTATACGGCGTGGCTTGTCACCGACGATGTGGCATCAGGCTCCGCTTACTCAGATTCTGAGTGGCGATCTTGGTGAAGGGTTTGTGTATATAGATGATTTTCTTACTTTTGAAGATCATCGGTACACGTTGACTCAAGCTAATTCTTCTGGAACGGCAGCTTTGGACGACGCAAAGGGCGGTGTCCTGTTGCTTGATTCTGGAAGTGGCAGTGATGACCGTGGCCCTCAAATCCAGATGTTGGACGGTACTGTTGGGGAGATTATTCTCCCTTCGGCAGCCGCCAAAATCTACTTTGAGGCCCGCGTAAAGGTCGCTGACATTGGAACCAGTGGCAGTGACACGGTTGATATGTTCCTTGGTTTGTCGATAGCGGATACAACTATTGTTACCGCATCAGGTGGCAACACCTCGACAGACCATATTGGCTTTGAGCATGTAACTGATAACGATGGCAATCTCGATTTTCACAGCGAAAGCAGTGGAAGTCGGTCAAATAGTCTTGCTGTCGATAGCCTCTCTGACGGTACTTACGTCAAACTTGGATTCATCGTTGATGGAACAAGTAGCGTGACGCCGTATGTGAATGGTGTGGCCGGAACGGCCATCACATCAAACATTCCAACAGCAGAGATGGCTGTATCGTTTGTTTGCATGAGTGCTGGCACGACTGATCCAATCATGCACATTGATTGGTTCGCAGTCTGTCAGGCGGAGCATATTGCTAATTAATGTTGCGCTCCTGTGCGCCTTTGCCGGGCTGAGGGGTTGTCCTTGGTCCCTTGGCCCGGCAATTTTTTTATACACCAAGGACGCACAGGAGAGTGTGAGATGCCAGTTATAGATCGAGAAAGCAAGGGAGCCTGGCGGAAGAAGGTGGCTGAGGCCATCTTGGCCAGGGGCAAGTCCAAGGTAGCGCCGAAGAAGAAGCCTGCCTCCAAGAAGAAGGAGAATAAGGATGGCTGATATTTCTTTCCTACTGAACGACCTATCGGAAGCCCGCCAGGGCAATGTTACGGAAGAGGAGCAGGAGCTTCTTAATGAAGCTCATGAGCTGTTTCACCGCCGCAGTAGCGGTCCTCTGCCGTGGTCAAGCCAAGTGGTGCTGTCGGTAATTGCCAAGCACCTGACTTCCCCCACTCGCCACCAACAGAAGGAGAAGGCAACTAGATGAGCTTCCTCCGTAACACAGCGGTTACTGGTTTCACATTTGCCCTGGTCAACAAGACCACGGGGGCTGCACTCACTGGTGTTGCCAGTGCAATCAGTAAGTATGAAACGATTGATGGCGGTACACAGGCAGGACTTTCCGGCACGATTGCCGAGGAGGGTAACGGCCAGTACTCCATTAACCTGACTGCTGCGGAGATGAACGGTGCTATTGTTGGCTTGCTATTTACGCATACCAACGCCATACCCGTTCAGTTCACGATTAAGACGACTGGCGGTGCCACTGCAAGCTCGTCAGAGTCGTCTCTTTCACTGAGCCTTACCAGTTTGCGCAAGGAAGTCGGCTGGTATTGGCTCGGTGAGAGGACTGCTGGTAACTGGACAAGCGATGAAACGGATCAGCTGGACGAGCTTATCCAGTCGGGTTTGCGCCAGTTTTACAATCCACCTGTCACGGGTGGAGAGCGGGTCGGTTATAAGTGGAGTTTTCTGGAGCCGGTTACCACGCTGAGTGTTGTTGCTGACACCGAGGACTACACATTGCCAGCATCCTTTGGCGGGATGCTGGGGCCAATGACTTATGCGGCCAGCGATAATCGCTGGTACCCGGTTGACCTTACCGGCGAGCACCGCATCCGCATGCTCAGGCAGCGGGATTTCAATACACTCAAGAGCTATCCGCAGGCAGCTGCGGTACGTGCCAAGACGAGCGATGGCAGCGACGGTCAGCGGTTTGAGATACTGCTTTGGCCAACCCCGGATAAGGCTTACACGTTGTCGTACAAGTATCATGCGATCCAGGCGAAGTTGACTGTAGCCAACCCTTATCCTCTTGGCGGGCAGGTGCATGCTGAGACAATTTTGGAAAGTTGTCTGGCAATTGCAGAGCAGCGTATGGAGAATCAGGCAGGCATACATACACAAAAGTTCATGGAGCGGCTAACTGCCTCCATGGCGCATGACAAGCAATACTTCACACCCGAGCGTCTCGGATATAATGCGGACAGGAGTGACGAGGGTCATCTTGGTGAAAATGAGTTCCGCAAATACTTTGGGGATCTTGTGAAGTATAACGGCAATGTTTTCACTGATACCAATCCATAGGTAGTTGAATATGTACGATTCACCACAAAATGTTGTTCTGACAAGCGTGGCTATTACGGATGCTATTGGAACGACTGCTGAGATTAACTTTCGCGGTTTCCGTAAGGGCGTTGTCTACGTGCCTAACGGGAGCAGCGTTACCAGCCTCACCTGGTATGGTTCTGCAACCGAGGGTGGGGATTTTGAAGCCATGCACGACGGGAGTAGCGCAATCACGAGTACGGTAGCAGCCGACCGTGCTGTGCCGCTTCCATCGGGTTTAGAAGGTGTCGCCTATCTAAAGGGCGTGGGCAACGCCGCTGGAACTGTCAAGATGTCCCTTCAAAGTTAGGAGCTTAAACGTGACTTCACACAGAGTATTACAAGACATTGCAAAATCTACCGAGCTTGCGCTCCTCGATCCAGGCAATGCTGGGACCATTTCTGTTGATCGCAGTTTTGGTGTTTGTTCGGTCGTTACAGCGGCCTCGGAGACTCGCAAGATTGGGTCGCCCCAGCGAACTGGCATTATTATCACTGTCTGTCTCAAGACAGATGGCGGTAACTTGGCCATTACCAGCGCTGGTGGTGAAATCCTGAACTCGGGTTCTGGTACTGAGACGACCGCGACGATGGCAGATGCCGGTGACGTTCTGACCTTGATCAGTGTTCACAAGGGATCAAATATTGTCTGGGCTATCCTCGCAAATCATGGTGCCACTCTGAGCTAGATCATGCCACGTCGCCGTACCAAGTTTGATATGCCTTTTCCACAGGGCGGACTGGTCGAGACGTTTGCGTATGAGAACCAGCCGAGGGGAACCACCGTGGATTGCCAGAATGTTCGGGCATACGACCCCTCCACGGGTCGTATGCGTGGCGGACAGCGGGCGGGGACGGCGAAGTACAACTCGGGTCGGATAGCAAACGATCAGGTCCAAGAGATAGGCCATGTGGTGGCTCGTGACGTACCGTCTTCCCAAGCGGAGGTTGGTGCTCGGACAGTTACTGCGTATGCAGTGACCTCTGGAACCGTTGCCAAGTTCACGACCAGTGGTTTTACCACGGCTACCAATGGATCGAGTGCCTTGTCTGGTACACCTCCTGTCATATTTTCTACAGAACTCTATGGGGTGGTCTATTTTGCCGACGGTACCAACGAGAAGAAATGGACGGCCAGTACCAATACAGTGGCTACCTGGGCAGCGAGTGCGGGGAGTTTGCCTACCAGCGGGTCAGATAAGCCTCGATTGATTGAGACATGGCGTAGCAGGATCATTTCCAGTGGGATCAACGGTGATCCTCATAACTGGTTTATGAGTAAGGTGGGTGATGCCACGGACTGGGATTACAGTCCGACCACAATAGTTGCAACCCAGGCGGTGGCTGGTAATAACACTGATGCTGGCAAGAGTGCTGACGTGATTAATGGTATGTGTCCTTACTCGGACGATATCCTGATCTTCTTTGGTGACCACAGTATTCACCAGATGACGGGTGATCCTGCTGAGGGTGGTCGTATTGACCGCATCAGTGACACGATTGGTGGTGCCTGGGGGAGAGCCTGGACCAAGACTCCTGATGGTGCGGTTTACTTCTTTAGCAGCCGTGGTGGCGTGTTCCGCATGTCACCTGGGAGTGCTCCTCAGGATATTACGCAGGATGGTTTGCGGGAGAGATTTGCCACACTGAACATGAATACGATCCTGGTGCGGCTGTCATACAATGATCGGGAGAAGGGGATCCATGTTTTCCTGACTCCGTTGGATGGGAGTGCGACCACCAATTATTTCTACGACATCCGTGGCAACAGTTGGTGGCCAGACAAGTTTACGACAGCAGGCCAGAATCCAACGTCCGTTCATATTTACGATGGCGATACGGCATCTGATAGGACTATATTAATGGGCGGGCAGGATGGTTATATCCGCAAATTTGATTACACGCCGAGTAAGAATGATGACGGTGTGGCGATTGACAGCTATGTCTGGTTGGGGCCGATTCAATTACAGAATCGGCCCAAGTTGATGCTCACTGAAATGAAACCTGCGATGGCCACTGGTACGGATGGTATTACTTTCAATGTCTACGCTGCTGAGACAGCGGAGGCAGCCAAGGCTGCCAGTTCCAAGTTCACTGGTACCTGGGCAGCGGGTCGCAATAGGTCTGAGAGGCGACGGACAACCGGCCATGACATTTTCATAAAGCTGAGCAACAATACGGTAAGTCAAGACTGGGCATACGAGTTTATTGGGATTGAAGTGGACTCATTAACTGGCCCTCGTGAAAGGCAATGGTAATGGCACTCAATGGCTTAATCAAACATGCTGCGAGAACACCCAATCAGTGTTCTCGCTCTCGTCGGAATGCACAGCAGTTGTCAACTGCCCCCACCGCACTGAACCCAACAACGGGGCAGATTACGGTAGAGTCTTTTCTATCGTCAGCCCAGCCTGCCTATGGGAATAAGGGAAGAATCGTCTGGCTGTCAGATTCTGGTCATCTTGTACTTGATACCGGTACAAGCTGGACTTTAATCAACTGATCGAGCAGAAATAGATCCTTAATGGAAATGGTGTTGTTATGCCAAAGGTAAACGGAAAGTCGTACCCATATACGAGCAAGGGTAAGGCGGCAGCCAAACGGGCTTCTAGGCGTACTGGGAAGAAAATAACCACTCGGAAAAGGAAGAAGTAATGCCCAAGAGATATCCTGAACAATTTAATCCTCCCAATCGAGTTCCTGAACAGCAGGGTTTTGTGGATCCCTTTAGTCGTCCTGTGGGTCGAGCGGAAGCCGCGCGTGTTGGTGAGGTATTCCCTCGTCCGGGCGTACAGCCTCGTCAGCCAGCCGCCCCCCAGATTCAAGATATCCAGCCGCTTTTACAGATTCTGTCACAGATGGCGGGGCCAGCGATGCAGGGTATGCAGAATTTCCAGAACCAGGCTCAGCAGATGGAACAGGAGCGTCAGCTGCAGGAGCAGCAGCAGCGGATGGAATCTGCGGCTGCGGGTAACAGGTTATTTGGAAACACACCTAATCCTGCAGAGCAGCAGCGATTGGCCAATGAAGCATTGCAGCGTCAGATAAGACAGCAAATGAGACAGCAAAGGTAAGGATATGCCTCGTCATTACAACAAACGTAAGCGTAACAAGACCCGCCTCGGGCAATTAAATGGAGCCGCTGGCGGCCAGCAGGTTGCCCAGCCGAAGGGTATCTGGAGAAATCCATTGAATCCCCAGGACGCCAATCGCGGTGAGGGTGGTACGGACTATTCTGGGCAGGGTGCTCCCGGCGGCTTCATCGGACTGCAACCCCAGGCCGGTGGCGGACTGCAACCCGGTACTAAGGGCAGGAAGATTGAAGAATT